GTGGGTCTTGGGTTCGAACCCCAACGGAATCACTTTGTGACCCCATGCGGGTCACCAAGAAACGAAATTTCAAATTGAAAGAAAGAGGACTTTTACATAACGTAAAGTCCTCTTTTCGTGTATAATAGGCTGATTTTCAGTGGAAAATCTATTTTCTATATTAGGTTATTTAGAGGTTAACATTATTGTCTAACATCACGGTGGAATTCCGCTAAGAGTACAGAAGAGGACATAATGTGACACGGTGAGCTAAAAATGCGTTACACATTGCGTTACACGTTACGCAAAAGTGCGTTACACATTTTGAGAGCTTGCGTTACAAATCAGCTAAATAACCCGTAATCCGGTGTTTTTAATGATTTTTCACATTAAAGATTTATAAATCGTGTTCTCCCCTTCTCGCCTCCATGCTCAATGAAGCCGTCTAAATCCGCAAGGAAAATGGAAAAACAGTTTGTTGACGTCATTTATGACAGAAGAAAACTTGCTGCTAAACGTGGTAAAGGTTATGTGGAGGTGAGAGTGTATCTGGGAAGAAACGAGCGTAAGTACTTCCCTATGGGCATGGCTTCACCTGACGATTGGGAAACATTGGCTGCATCAGAAGAGGTGACGCAGCTGCTCCGCAAGTGTAAGAAGATTGTAACGGCAATGGATGTCCTTGACGAGGAAATGACCATGGACAATTTCAATCTTCACTTCTATGGCGAGGAGGTCATGCAGAAGAAGGAAGAGGAGAAAACCAAGGAGCTGGACAACTCAAAGAAGAGTTTCCTTACTTATATGGAACTGGCTCTCGATGCAGAAGATTTGCGCGAAGGCACACGCAAGCACAAGATTTGTGCCATTGAAACCGTGCGCACATTCGGTAAACTCAACACCTATGGCGACTTGACTCCGAAGAACATCATCGCCTTTGACAACTGGCTGCATGATGGCACCCGTACCGATGTGACGTGTTACGGCTACCACAAGAAAATCCACAAGTGGGTTCGTCAACTTTATCAGATGGGCGAAATTCCACAGGATCCTTATCAAGTGGTGACGTTGAAGCGAGGCAAGTGCCGTGAACGTGAACCGCTCACCGAACTTGAACTGAAGCTCATGCGCAACTACAAGTTCGAGGGCAAACTTGCCAGGGTGCGTGACCTCTTCATCTTCGCTGCCTACACCGGTCTGTCGTTCTGCGACACACAGACCTTCGACTTCGAGAGCATGACGAAGAAGGAAGGCAAGATGTACTACATCGATGGCAGCCGTATCAAGACTGAAACGAAGTTCTTCACGCCTATCCTCTCTCCTGCGATGAAGGTGCTTGAGAAGTACGACTACCAACTGCCTAAGATAAGCAATCAGAAAGCCAACGACTACCTTCATGTGATACAGATGGAGCTGCACTTCAGGCAGAAGTTGACTTTCCACGTGGCTCGCCACTCCTTCGCTACAATGGCATTGGCTCACGATGTGCCTATAGAGAATGTGGCTCGTATGCTTGGGCACCAGGACATCAAGACCACACAGATTTACGCTAAGGTGCTGCGCACCACCATCGAGCGCCATGCCACAGCCCTGCAGCGTTCAATCAGCTAAGACACGATAGAATATTCCCTTTAGTAACTGCGACTTTCCCGACTCATGGAAGGTGGCAGTTATTTTTTCGCATATATACCTCTGCCCACGTATGTAGAACAATGCACGAGGATTAGGTATTGTGTCAGAGAGGAAAGAGAAATGGAACTTCTGCTTTCCGTCAATCTTGTGCATTGACAAGCGCATAGAATTGGCTATGCCGTCTTTCAATCGCAAGGTGAATTGAGTTCTGTTATACCCAAACGAGTCAGTAACCTCCACCTTATCTATTATAGGATGTGGCTGATTACCGCCGAAAAGATAATGTCCACTCCAAAAGCCGACATATATAACATCAAAGTATGCAGATGACTTCTCGGTTTCTCCTTTGCCAATCACATAGCTTGCAGTGCCTTGTGCCAAGTCTCCTGCATCATAGTCGACATCATCGTGATAGCGTACCGATGATAATTGCCCTTCATTGTTCGGTCTTTGTCCTATGTAGATGCCAGAAGATGCAGAGCCAGAAGAGCCTGTACCGTCTTCCGATATAGTCCATGTTTCTCTACTGCCCAACTCTCCGCAGTCGAGAAACATACAATTGCCATACTTGTCGTCAGTACCCTCTATCCATGCAGGAACGATTTTTAGTTCAATATCGTCAGCATCATTATCAACAAAATAATCTCCGAACTGATTTACAGGCATCAGACGGTTATAATACTTGTACCACTTCATGCCATTATGCTTGCTGACAAATTCTGATTTGTAGCAGTACATTATAAAATAGGTATCAATCTCCTTGCAATAAAACAGTCTGTTTCCGTCACTTCCAACTGGATAGCCACGGCTGAAAGACTCGCTGTATCCATGTCCGCTATGCCCCGTAGACTTGTAATAACCGCTAATCTTCAACGTCATTGCCTTGTCAATCAATTCCCGAAATGTATCATAGACCAAAGCCTTTGACTTGTTAGCTCTTATAAACCAGTTGCACGAGTAATATGACCACAGAAGCGCATCATTATCAGCGTATTTCAAGTTAGCCGAAGCGATGTACTTGCTTTCATCTTCTTGCGACACCTCTGTTGTGTAAGAGTCCAAGACCTTGTTTAAGATTACCTCTCCTGCCGATTTTGCCAGACTATTAGAGAAATGAAACTCGATGCGCTTAGCCTTATGGTTGATATCAAAATCTCCGAAAAGGAAGTTTTCAAGATGCTCAAAAAACTCGTTCAATGTCCAATGAGGCAATGCAATGGCAAAGTTCCACGCAGCCCATGCAGCCGGAAGCGTATTGCAAATCAAGAGATATTTATATTGCGATTGCTCCAGTTCAGCAAAATTCGCCTCATACCCCAATTGCGAACAAATACGCTTCAAGATATACAATAAGTATGGCTGGAACGAAAGAGTGCTTTTGACATTCTCGAAGCCAGTGATGAAATTGACAGATGTGGTAACAGCATTCTGCAGATTGCCGGAATAGTTGTTTACCCACGGCAACGGCACCCAGTTGTTCGTTGGATATGGCTTGAACGCTTCTGCTGCTATAAGATTATCGCGCTTGGTAGGATATCCCAAATCCATTTCATTGAGATAGATATCGTCAAACGTTTCGTTAAAGTTCTGCTCGCTGCGACCCTCCAGGAATTGCGTTTTTACTTCTACGTCCGATATTTCTGTTATTGTGATGGAGCCAGACTTCAGGAAAGCGCCGTCACGGATGTCGCAGTCAAATACCACCTTTGACTTGATAACATCCGCTCTGTGGATGTGCCCGAAGATGGCTATATTTCGGGCGCATCCCTTTAGTGGAAACGTAATTGTCAAGGTGTAGCTGTCGCTACCCGTAAACAGACGGTTCTCGAAGATGAAGTCAAACGAAGTGTTCTTCTTCAGATAGGCTTGTTTGCCATTGATTATTATTTCCATATTACTTACGTCTTGATTTAGGAGTCTTGTTTCTCATTAAAATACTATACTCGTCCTGCGCTTGCTTGATGCCAGTGTCACCCGTGACCGTGTTCACCGTGACGAAAGGCTCGCTCAATCGCTTCTCCAATTGCTTCATCGTATCAGCATAACTCTGCATAGCCTTTGTGTTCTGCACGATTGCAGCCGTAGCCAGTCCGTCCGGCTGCTGCTGTACGATGATAGGCTGTTGCTGTTGTGGTGTGCTATATGCTACTGGCGCAATAGTCCGACTCACATCATCGGCTCGTAAGGATCCGATGGTGTTAGTCCGCTGCGCATAGTCCAGGGCGTTGATGATAGGACGCGCAACCGGGTTTGCAAGCATTTCCTGCGACGCCACCCATTCCCCGGCATGAACCACGCCCACTTCTTGGAACTTGGAACCATTCGGAGTAAAGCCACCTTTGGCATAGCCCTGACTTTCACTCGCTTGCTGTTGCTTTTTGATTGCAGCAATCTGAATTGCTCCAGCTGCCACCGCCATTGCAGCAGCCACTGGTGCCAGGATATAACCCACAAGCGGAATTGCCGCTGCCGAGCCATACGCCGAGATGGCGTTCTGTGCCGTCTGCGCCACCGCTTGTATCACCTGCATGGCAAACATCTTTTTGTTCGCCTCGTTCTTTTTCTTTGCCAGCTCCTTCTGCTTCTGTTCTTCGAGCTTCTTCACCTTGTAGTTGTTACCCTCCGCTTGCGATATCTCCTTGTCATACCGCTTCTCGATGGCAGCAGTCTGTATCTCCAGCTCCGCCTGAATGAGCGAAGTCATGCCCGAAAATATTGAAGACATGCCCGACGTTAGCGTGTCGAAAGAGCCTTGCACCGCCTGTCCGAGGTCCGAGTTCAACCACTCCGTGATGTCCTCCGTCATGTTCTGAAGAAAATTCTTGCTTGTGTCGTTATACTCTTGGCCGTACTTCTTAGCCAGTGCCACCTTTGCCTTTTGATACGCTTCCTCGATGCGCAGCTTCTCCTTAGCATCGTCGCCAGCAGCCTTTATCTCCTGTTTGAAAACTTCATCGAGGGCAGCACTATCTTTGATGTATTTCTCCTTCTTCTCCGACTTGTTATCCCCGAAGTAGTCCTCTTTTATTTTAGCAAGCTCTTTCTGATGCTTCTTCTCGTTGTCCTCAACGGTCTTTTGATTACGCTTTTGGTTTTCAACGAGCTTATTCTGATAATTCTTCTGCGCTTGCAGCTGCTCCTTTGAGCCTTCTGTGTAGACCTTCGTCAAACGGCGCAGATGCTCCAACTCCATGAGTTCAAGCGCATCATCAAACGTCTTTTGATCCACCTTCCCATCAATGTACCGCTGTTTCTCTGTAGCAACAAGCTCATTGTAATAGTCGTTCTCCTGCTTAGCCGACTGAACATTCTTGTCATCAACGAGCTTCTTCTTCGCCTCATAGTATGATGCTTCCGCTTCCAGCTTCTGTTCACTCGTAGCTTTGCCATTAGCCATAACCTTCTGATTGTACTCCATATCAATCTCTGTCATGCGGTTCGTGTACTCCTCGAAGTCCTTCTCACCTTTGGCATACGCAATGCGGTTGAGAGCCTGCTCCCTGGTCTTCCAGTCCTTTTGCGGTTTCAGCACATCCTCCGTCTTCGTCTTCTTTTCCGTCTTAGGAGGCGTGTATGGAGGGTTCTGCGTCTGCTGTTCCCGCTTCTGTTCTTTCTTCGCGTCATTGAGTGCCTCCTTCTTGATGTCTTCGCCATATATGCCTAAGATGTTCGCCTCACGCTGGTCAAGTTCCGCCAGGTCCTCCTTCGTCTTGGCAAGCGCACGTCTGTTCGAGGCACGCAACGAGTTGACACCCAACTGCACCACCTTTCCCTCCTGACCAGGCATAATCGTTTCCGTCCTTGCCTCCATCTCATCCATGGCAACGACACGCTCCTGCCTCTGCTTTTCCAGATTAAGGTCGACACGCTGCTTTCCTATATCACGCAACTTATCCTTAGCACCCTCAATCTCATACTTGCGAGTCAACGACTTCAAGTAATCATCAAGAGCCTTCTTGTTCTCCTTATACTTGCCCGTGGTATCATCCAACTGGGCATTATAGTTCGGGATAATCTTGTTGAGCGCATCAATCGCCGTGTGTCTGTCCTTAAGCGACTGCGTTTCATCGCGAGCCACCGCAATAAGAGCATCAATCTTGTTCTTCTCGTCGATGATGCCCTCCTGACCACGCTTGCGTATCTCCTGCAAATCCTTTTCTGCTTGCGACACCTCCGTCATCTTCTTGTAAAGCTTATACAGAACCGCACCGAGAGCAATGGCTCCGGCTGCTATCGCACCATAGCCCGATGCGAGAAGGGCACCCTGCTTTTTGAGGTCCGACATCAGCCATGACTGACGTACCCAGTTGCCCTGCAGTTTGGCGAGACCCATCTGCAGAAGCAGGTGTGCAGCGTGCAATGTAGCGACCGTAGTCTTGTATGCCGTAGTCGCAGCCTTGGAAATGACGAGCCACGCATAATGCGCCTTGAAGGCAATGTTTGAAGCGTTCACCGCAATTTTATAGGCAATGAAAGCAGCAGTCAGCGAAGCCAAGGTAAAAGCGTTCTCCTTGATGAACGTGATTGAAGTAGACATGAACTTCAACAACAACGTGGTGGAAGAGATGACATGCTTCATTATCGGCTGCAGCTGCTCACCAAGTGCCACCGCCATCTCCGTCACACCCTTGCGAGCCTTGTCAAGTCCTGCTTGCACCGTACTGTTCTGCACATTGAACTCATTTGTGACAGACGTACCCTCCGCAAACGCCTTAGTAGCTTCCTCCTGCTCCCACCGCACCATATCGAGGTTGCCAGCAAGAGCCGAAATAACCTGCGCAGCACGGGCACCATTCTCGCCCATATCCTTGAAGACTGGAGCCAGTACGTCGATGTTGCCCAATTCGTGAAGACGATCCAGCAACATAAGAAGTCCCTCGTTAGTACTCTTCTTCAGCGTTTCGTTGAACTCCTTAGCATTAAGACCCGTAGCCTTGATTATCTTGTCGTTCTCCTTGAACATATCCATAATCACCTTCGACACCGCCGTTGCCGACATCTCCACCGCCTGTCCCTGGCTATCGAGAACCGCAGCGAAGCCCATGATTTCCGGAATAGTCATCTTTGCCTGGGCGCCCACGCCAGCCATGCGCTGTGTGAAGTTTGCGAGATAAGGAGCAGAAGCCGTGCAGTTCTGCGACAACTCATTAATAACGGAACCCACGGCAAGCAGAGCCTTCTCCGTGCCGAGGCGTTCCTCGTCACCGAAGATGTTGGTAAGTTTACTCAATGTAAGCGTAGCCCCATCACCGAGGTCGTCCAAAGCCACATTGATTTGGTCGGCAGCTTTCACGAAGCCCAAGACATCCTCCTGCGATGTTTTGCCCAATCGTCCAGCTTCCTGCGCCAACTTATTCAATTCTTCACGCCCCGTTCTGGTGTCAATCTTCTGGAAGTCCTCATTCAGTTGCTCTACCTCCGAAGCGTTCATTCCGGTAAACTTGCGCACATTCGCCATCTCCTGGTCCATATCCGCAAAAGCGTTCACCGCCGAGCGTCCTGCCATGATGATACCCGTGATGGCAGCAGCAATGCCGGCAAGAGCTGTCTGCCAGTCGTTCAGTTTTCGGTTCATCCGTTCCCACAGGCTCTCATTCTCTCGCAGTTGCGAGTTCACTTTGGCAATCTCCGCCTTTACACGCTTAATCGCCTCACATTGTCTGTTCCACTCTTCGCTTCCACGTTCAAGCCCATTAAGGTTACGCTTCAGCTGTGACAATGTGCGGTTCAGTTCCTTTGGCGAAGTTTCATCGAGTCGTTGCAGAACATGCTCGACCCCTTTCGCTGCATTTTCAATCTGCGAGATTTGGCGATTGGTTTCCTTCAGTTCACGCTTTAGCTTCGTGAGCTGCTGCTTGTTTCCTGCTGCTGCCGCTTTCTCAATGGCTTTTTCGAGGTTTGCAGCCTGAGATTTCAGTTTCAGGAGCATATCTTCCGCCTGTTTTCCGTTTACAGTGAGCGTAACGGTCGCATTGGTGTTTATATTCGACATACGTCTTTCAATTTTATTGGTTTAATGATACGCAAAAATAACACCGCTCAAACACCACTCAAAAGACGAGAAATAAGGCAGTTTCGCCCGATTTAGGCACGCTGGCGCCGACAAAAACCGACGAAATTTAAGCGATAGAAAAACGAAAGGCTTGTGTATCAAGCCGTTAAGGGATTGTTAAGGGATTTTCCCTTAACCCGTCTTGATAAAGACCCCCCGACCGCCCTGTCCTTGCTGACGGCTACGACCGCCCGACCTTTGCGGAATATGTAAATAAATGTTAATATTTAGCTTCTCACACTCGCAAAACCGCCTTAGTTGCGCTAAAAGGCGAAAAGGCAGAAAGTGACGAAAAAGGCTTGCAAGTTTCGCTGATGACGAAAGCGAGCCGAGGTTTCACGCTGATGCGCAAACGCTCCAAGTTCCACGAAAAGCGAGGGTTTCGGAATGAACAAATAAGGCTGAAATAAGCAAAAGGTTTCGGCAAAGCATCTGGTTTCGGCACGATATAGGGTTTCGGATGCGTCAAACGCTCTGTTTTTGGCACTTTAAGCCACCAAGCCGAGCAAACCGAGGGTCTTGCCGTACCACGAAAAGCTATTGGGTATCGGATGGGCATCAATGGCTTGCGGATGTTGCAATATATGCGAGGAAAAACGAAGGTTTCGGCTTCATACTGCACTCTTTCGTGCTACTGAACCACCGCCCACCACACCAAGCGAGCCACCACGCCACGCCCGACCCATCGGGCGGTAATGCGGCAGTGGTGAGGGATAAAAAGGTAATGCGCCTGTCGGTCTTGCCCGACATTAGGCGCACTACCTTTTCTATCCCATACCTCTGCCATACCTATTTGAATAAGCGAGAGTGCTGTCAGACTTATAGCAATCTTGATTGCCATAAGTCAGACGGCTTTCTCGCATTGACAGATAATAGAAAGCGCAGCTTTACCAAACAAAGAAGGCATCGCCTTATAGGAAACAGAAGGCTCAGCCTTACCCGAAGCGAATGGGTATGAAGTGGAATGTAATGAAGTGGTAATGTAGGACTTCTCCATGGCTCGCAGAGTCATAGAGAAACTCCGGAATGATAACGTAATGGAATGTAGCACAATATCCTTTCGCAACAGTGGACGAAAGGAGGTGGCGCATAACGGACGGACACGGGAGTGGAGAGCCACTGCCTTTCGGCTGAAGAAGAGAAGATTGAGCGAAGTGAATGAAAGGGATTGAGCGAAGCTGCACGGACTTATGCGCAATGCAATGGAGCGTGTGTCCGTACCTATTAAGAAAGGTGAAGGGTGTGCAACACTTTTCACCTTTGATGATAGATAGACATCTTTGATGTACAAAAAAAGAATGACATCGCAGATGTGGAGAAGAATGACGGAATGAAATGACGTGGAAGACGGATGACGCTTGCGTGTTGATGATTGACGAGGAGGTCAGACAAGCTCGCTGCAAGCGTTGCTTGGCTGGGTGATGCGTCAATCATGTGCGTAGGTGGTGCATTGTTCGGTGGTGAGGACTGGCGTAGCCGTGAAATTGTGGGGCGTGTAATGAAGTGGAGGGGCTTTGGGCTGCCGTGGAGAAATGTGTATGTTGCTTACCCCGTACCGTGACTCGTGTGCTTGCACTTTTCTCGAATGTATGGAGGACTATTCGACTTCAGGCGATTTGTCCTCCTCACATCCGAGAAAAAAAGACATGGTACGGATCAGGGAAGTGGCATACTTATTTTGCAACAGAAGCCCAAAGCGACGGAACGCAATGGAACTCCCCACAATTTCACTTAGCCATGCAATGGCTTGTCCTCGCCACCGAACAATGCACCGCCGGAGCTGCCAGGTAATGAATTCGGGAGCCTGTGACCGAAATGTCGTCGTCTGCCGGCGAGATAGCGACGGATAAAGAAAATGACGGCTACTGCCGTTAGTATCATCAGGACGGCAATAGCGAGCTTTGCCGTGAAGGGAATGGAAGTCCTTGACTTCATGCTGCTTTGCGACTTGTCGGATGAAGACTGCTTCGCTATTGCGATGCTGTCTTCCACCTGCTGTGCAGCTGCGGACTCCTCCTTTTCCTCTTGGGAAAGGTGAAGTCCGTAGAGTTTGAGAGAAGACGGCTTGCCGTGACTTATTGCTGAAGGCTTGCCGTGATAAGATGGAGGCTTTGCCTTGTCATTGGACAGGGGCTTGCCCGATGGATAGCTGATGGCGGAACATTGAGGGGTTGCCGACGTGTCGACACCCCCGAATGTGAAGACGCAGCTATCGAATGAAAGGGCGGTAAGCCTCTGTAGAGAACTGAATGAAAGATTCTGATCGGATCGCCATTGAGCTTGCGAAACGGCGTTTCGCTCACTTTCATTGGAGGACGATGCTGTCTTTGTGCTCTTGCACGCCAGCACAAATGCACAAAGAATAAGGATTAGGATATGTTTCATATCGTTGGGTTTAGATGTAGGCATACTCAGCAGTGGCATCGAATGATGGGCACGCTTTGGCAGCGAAGTCGCGATGTCCTCGGATTTTGGCATTGGGGAACTGTACCCGGAGCTTGCGAAGAAGTGCCACCAATGCGGACTTCTGCTCCTCCGTGCGAGAGTCCTTAGGGTGTTTGCCGTCGGCGGTCAAACCACCGATATAGCAGATGCCTATGGAATGGGCGTTGTGCCCTTGGCAGTGCGCTCCCACTTGTGCGAGCGGTCTGCCATGATGCACAGAACCGTCGCGGTAGATGACGAAGTGATATCCGATGGAGGCAAAGCCTCGCTGCCGGTGCCAGCGGTCGATATCTGCCGTGGTGAAGTCCTTGCTTTCAGGTGTGGCAGAGCAATGGATGATGATGAGGTCAATCTTGCGCATCCTTCTCCTCCTTCCGTTTCAGTTTGTCGTCGAGGTACGAGCGTAGTTCTGCATACTTAGTCTGTATGTAGATAGTGACACCGAAGATAGACCCGGCGTAGATTAGACACTCTGCGAATACACCCAGGACAGACTCGTGTATTTGTCCGGTGGGCGGTACGATGAATCCTGCGACAGCGAGGAGGAATCCACCGATGAGCATAGCTATGGCAGATACAATCTGCACATTTTCCTTAGTTTCTTTTGTCATAATGAATTGTCTTTTGAGAGTTAATATGATGTGGTTATCTTTGCGATTGAGTTGTGGTCGATTGGACCATTGCTCTTTGGCAGCGTGGTGTCGCGAACACCATTTTGCATCTGAGCTGTGGTGATCTCCTTGCGGAGAAACCATGGCTCATTTTCGTTTACATACTGAAAATGAAGGTGAGTTTGTAATTGTTGCTACCGTCAACTCTATCAGCTCTTGCAATTACCCTGAACTCAGCGAGGTTAGTTCGGAGTTCTCCGAACTGGAACGGACCGTAATCTTTGGACTTCTTGTAAAAGCCGATGGCGAAGCGGAAATGGCGGTTGATGCCGAGAATGTTAAATGAGCGTTTGCCAAAATAAATGCGGACTTCTGAAAGCCTTTGCGTATTGGGGTCGATGACGGCACGGCAGTCGCTGAACAACACACCAGGTTCAGTAAAAAACTTGCCTCTGTTCGGGTCGCCCTCCTTATCCAGACGGAAAGAAATCTCGTCGCCATTATTCACACTAATCTTTCGGTCGTCATAAAAGCGGTTCCAGCCACGTCGCCGTGGAAGATACTCACGCACACCATTTTCATCCTCCTGCTTGCGACTTGTTCGCACCGAGTGTCGGAAAATGACCGGTGTAAGCCCTTGCCGGATATAACGGTAGGCATCCTGTATCATAAGAGTACTGTCAGTGATGATACATTCAATGTGCATCTGCGTAGCCTGTTTCATCGTTGCAAACTTCTGAATGTCAGTTTGCAACGATTTTATCTGCGACGCAACTGATTTGAGGTCAGATTGAAGAACTTGTATGCTTTCAGCGTTGTTTCCGATTTCAATGTTGTTCTTTGAAATGCGCAGGCTCAGACTCTGAGTAGCCTTTTGAAAATTCACAAGAGCCTCCTGCACCTTATTCATAGAAGCGCTGCATGAAGATAGCTCGGACTTGCATTTGTTCAAGTCCTGCACCTGCTGCGCACGCATGACACCGGCACGCTCGGTAGTGGCTTGGCGGATGAGGATGGAATTGGGTGCGAGTTGGTTGATGCCAGTGGAGAGGTTCGCCTTTCCCAATGTGAAATACACGTTGTTGCGGTCGTCCGAGCCGATGGTGAACGATGTCAGCACATAGCCGATGCGTCCAAGAGCCGAGCGCCAATTGTCAAGGCTACTCACGTCCGTCTGCAGAGCAGCTTTGCCCAAAAGGTCAGCGATTTTCTGCAACAGTGCGCCCAGAACTTCGGGCGTTATAGCCTCTTCGCGCGTCTCGCTGCGAAATGAGGTGATGAGAGATGTGATAGATGAAATGTCAGCCATACTTTTGCTTGTTTTTAGCAAAGGTATGGCTGACTTTTAGATGGAGAAAAGACAATAAGTGAATGCTTATAAAAAAATACTGGTATTTTTTTTCGTTTTTTTATTTCTTCTTTGGATTATTTTAGCTATTTTTGCCGATGATATTAACAAAATCTGTAAATCTATTAAAATTATTGTTATGGCAAAGCAAATCAGAACCTTTTTATTGTGTGGAGTTGGTATTATCTCAATCATTCTATCTATCAAATGCTTCTCCTTTGACAAATTAGATAGTGAGTCAAGGAGTATGTATGGTGGTGATGCTTATACAGGTATCCAGAATGCAGCAGCCACAACTTCTAAGAATGTTAGTGAATTAGCAAGTATTGTTCAATTTGGATTTGGCTCATTATTGTTGATTAACGGATTAACATTATTGGCTTTTGGACTTACATCGCCTATTGGGAAGAAAGTAAAAGAGAATAATGGCGAGGATGTTACTACAATAACGTCACAACCTGAGAGCACTGCAAACGAATCAGAGGCAAACCAAAATAAAGAAGAATCTGCTGAATGACACATATTTGTAAAAAGTGTGGTTGTGAGTTAGATGAAAACGTAAAGTTCTGTCCGAATTGTGGATTAGAACAGGCAAAGGACTTGCCCAAACGTAAAAATCATACAGACTCTTTGCAAAGTGAAGAAATTCCATTGCAAATTATTTTGCGTAAAATAGGCAATCATAAGATACTATCAATTACAATTATACTTTTAGTAGTTTTGTCAATAGGTGGTTATTATGGATACCAAAAATACGTTGAAAAACAAGCGGTGCAAGAAAAGATAGAAGGTGAAGTAAAACACCTTTTGGATATTGTTGGTACGTATACTTCAAATAGTGGAATAAAACTTGAATTGAGGTCTGATGGTTTAGCTAGTATTAGGACAAATAAAGGAATACGTTACTCTGGATATTGGAGAGAGAAAAGTGCAGGGTATCCAATTGAATTGTCATTTTCCGAATCGTTTGAAATACAAATAGGAAGTGAAACTCATAGTTACTGCAGCTCTTTATATTTTTTTGATAATACTCTTTGGTATGATATGGATGCAATTCGATCTATGGATTATGACAAATGTACATTCTTAACCAAGGAAAATAAATAATTTAACGTGAGTTCGACGAATTAGAATAAGGTCAATTGTCTATCTATAGTCCTTTGAACGGCAATTGTAGGTTTCTTAGGAAAGAAACAATATGCTGCCAAAGCTCCAAGAGTATTGACAATGAAGTTGTCGAAAGATCTGTGTCTGGAATGTTCCACCTGTGCAATATTCTTAAGTTCATCGTTAACGGTCTCTATGATAGCCCGCTTTCTAAGCAAGAGTCTATCTGATATTTTCATGATAGAACCCTTCATGTTGCTTTTTAGTTTCGTGATAAGTTGTATCCCATCAACGAAAAGTTTATCGAATAGGTTCTTGCCTATATACCCCTTGTCTCCAACAAGTTTGCCGTAGATGAAATCAACAAAGGCTTTATATTCCAAGGGCTTACGGTCGTCAATATCACCAGGAGTAATCATAAAATTCAGCAATTCTCCTTTTTCATTACATATCAGATGAAGCTTAAAACCGAAGAACCATCCCATAGAACATTTACCTCTTTGAGCGATACCTTTAAATGTCTTATGGATAAGGATTCTCTGGTTCCTACATACACGAAGAGGGGTGCTATCCACGAAACTGATTCCTGTACATTTTCCTAAAAGCACCTTCTTTATAAAGATAGCTAAAGGAATAGCAATGGTCTTCTGGAGTTCCACAAAACGATTGTATGACACAACATTGGGAAACAAGTGTCGAAGATGCACACATACATATTCTTTGTAGAAATGCTTCAAGCAACGAAAGCCTGAACTGTGAAAAAGTATAATGACAACCATAATTTCGGCCTTTGACATAGTCGATTCACGATGGTATTTGCGTTTTAAATTGCTTTTTATGGTGTATTTTTCCATTTGGGCATCAAAAACTTTGCAGAAGTCATCTGCAATACAGAAAATTTCAGTAACTTTGTCCTCGGTGATCATAGCGATTATTGTTTGTAAACTTTTGATTTTTAGCACCTTAAAGTTACAACAATTTTCGCTAATCACCAAATTTTTAGACACTTATATTTCGTCGAACTCACGTTAATTTAATAAAGGAGATGGGCTGCCATCTCCTTTATTTTTTCTAATAACAGTCTACATAGAACCACTTTCTTCTCAATGATTATAGCGCACATACTTGTCGTCAAGAGCCTGGGCGACGACACCGACGAACTCGTGAGCGATGTTGTCGGAGAGGAAGTCACGGAGGTTCATGACGGAAGCGTAGTACTTACGGCTGAACCAGGGCTTCTTCTTGCGCTTGCGTTCACGCCCGATGTCGCCCTTGTTTCCACGAGGAATCTCTTTACCCGTACCGAAGTTTTGCCAAAGGCCATATTCGAGGAAGGACTGGCTTAGTCCTAACTCAATGAAACGACCATCCGCACGGACAGGGAGTGACTTGGGACTATGGAGCAAACGTCCGGTGTCGATTACACCGAGGAATGTCATTTGCTCACGCCATATTTTGAGCATCGTATCGTTGAAGGCAAGAACGAACTTCTCACGTTCTTGCAGTTGTGGGTCATTGCCATTCAGTGGGGTCATAACGTAAATCGGTATAAGTGTCAACGGCTATTTGGAAGAAAGCACAGGCGCAGCCAGAGAAAAAGTATTGGTCGATTTCCTGAAAGGAAATGCGAGAGTCGAGATAGATATTATGCTGCTCCTGCTTCGTCTTTTCGTGGATTAGCTTGCTCATAAACTGTCGGAACAGCTCGCGCATGGTGTCCATGCACAGTTGGCGTGCTGCCATGTCATCGATGGCGTGGCGCATGGCGAGGAAGACCGTCTTCACTCTTCGAGTGTGCGGACTGTTGTTCACCTCGATATACCCCTGACTGATGTCGCTGACGGCAATGATAGCCGTGGCGGACTGCAGTTGCTGCAAGGCTTCCTCGAAGCCGTCGAGTCCGCTGACCTTTGCGAAGACAAAGTCATGGGCCTTGGCGAACTTGTTTGTTTCTGTAAGGGATGCGAAGAAGGCTGTGGCATCCCAATTGATGTTCTTGTCTGTCATTTCGTTTGTCGTTTGATGTCTTCTACTTCTTTAGCCTTAGCGTCGAGTTCTGTGAGTGCTCGCCATGTGTCCATCGAGAGCACCGCTTCCTCTTTGGTGATGTCTCCACCAGTGAGCGCACGGATCTGTGCATTCATGGCAGTCCGTAGCACCTCCCCGATGGGCGGTGCGTAGCCAAGTAGGTTCTGTTCGTCGGCTGACATCGGCTGCAGGAAGTGCGGAAACAGTCGGGCGAAGTAATGCTTCAGCGACGAGAACCAATAGAAGGCGTTGAGCAAAAGCAGTGTTGTGAGCTGCGACTTCTTGACCTTTGGGTACAGAAGCGTGGCGAGGTCTTTCAATAAGGCATCGTTCTTGGTGTGGAGAAAGCCCTGATAGTAGTTGTCGGCAGAGATGAACGTCGAGAACGGCACGCCCTGGAAGTCTGCTTCGATGGCAGTGGCTCTTCCGATTTTGAAGATGCGAACCGGCAATGGAGCGAATTGTCGTAAGAATTCCAAAGATGCCGTGGCTGCTTGCACTTGTTTGATGGTGAGCGTAGCCTCCTGCATGGGCGTATGTCGATGCTTCACGAGATAGCTGCCGTCATGCGTCTTGCACAATACCCTTATGTCTGCCCATTTGAACAGACAGAGGGTGAGAATTTCTTCCATTGGCAAGTCGTGCGAGAGCTGTGTGAAGAAATACAGGAGTTGGCTGTCAGATAGTGACTGCCAATCAGTGGGTAGGGATAAATTGAAAAATGCTTCCATACTGCGAAAGTACGGAAGCATTTGTATGGGGGAAAAGACAATATCGTTTCTTAAAATTTATCCTTGGCTATTTCTTTTGATAATAAAGCATTATCATAATATCTTAATCTATAATTGTCAGTGTATTCAATATTAATAGTTGTTCTTCCATCACTATAATCATTATTTTCTTTTCTGAATTTGCTATACATAGTTTCCAACATATTATCTAATTCAGACCAATAATCTCTACTAATACTAAATTTGAAAGATACTAAATATAGTTTTTTTTCTATAAAAACGAATGACAATCGTTCAACATTATATGCGCCATAGGTGACTTCACGTATGCTCAAAACGTCCTTTCCAAAAGATTGTGAGTATTCCAAATCGTATCCCTGTTCAAGTAATTTGTTAACAACACTATTTTGGCTCTCACCAAGTGAGCAACTATAAAATGTCCTATTGATATTATTTGGTTGTTTGGCAAAAAGCTCCTCCTGTTCTTGCTCCTTTTCTTTTTGTTTTTTTATATCGTAAAATGCAACTATGCTCCAAAATCCTACAACTATGATTGTAAGAGTTGATATTATCTTGATATTGAGGTTCTTTGTGATTTTTTTCTTTATAAATGACTTAAACGCAAACCAGAAAATAAAGGCTATTGTTGGTGGAAGGCAATAATACCATCCATTTACAACATCTTTAGTTTGAGAATCTATCAGTAAGCACACTAATAATCCTATGCACCAAGCCAAAATACTTCCGATTAAGAATTTTGAAAACACAATAAGCCATAATTTCACTTTCTTTGTAATTATGGTTAAGCGATTCCATTCTTTACTTTGAGGGGAACCACAGAATCTACAATAATGAGATTCATATTCTATTTGGCGACCACAATGGCAACAGAAATACTTATTGTTATCTCCATTTGAGCGAGTTTGTGGATTTTTCTCATATTTTTTTGTACATTCTGTTTCTTTATCTGTACACATTGTTTCTTCGTTAAAATTCTGTTCGGCTTCCTTTGATTTAATATTGCGAATCAAATCAACAAGGAATCTGAACCCCCATATAATTACGAATGTTAATAAAGCACCAAGCCCCCCAACAAGGGCATGGTGAAAAGGCGATGTATATAATAGCATATTTGCAAGTTTAAAGTTTTATCGCCACAAAAATACAACTTTTTCAGAAGAAATACCCACTTGACTCCTTTTTATTTTTATATCCATGGTCTTCAAAGAGTTTGGCGGTGTCTGAGTTTTTCCATTCAGCGAATACGTTGCCCTTGGCTAAACGTATGCTGTTCACGATGTCGATGATGCTTGGTATCGGGTATTCACCGATGCGGAGGATGGAGAACTCGATGGCAGAGATGCGCTGATACATCCGCTTGTATTGGGCGGTGTCGAGAGTCATATCCCACTTGTTGAGAGCATTGGCGGTGCGAAGCATATCCATGAGTTCCGGACTGAAGAACTCCGTTTCGAGGCGGTGCTCAATGGTGAGCAACTTGGCACGAGTGTCCTGGTATCGCAGCCAGATATGGTCACCGAAGCCCAGTTGGTGCACGATGTCGAGTGTAGGGAACATCGTGGCAGCGAAATAATTGAACTGCTCCGAAGCAGTCCAATGGTGAGCATTTGGAAGCAAGGTGAGGATAACAGCAAGCGCATCGTCGCGCTGTTTTTCGAGAGAAAGAAGAAGTCTTTCGATACGATCCTTGCTTGCTGGTGCAATATTTTGGTTGCTGACAATGCCAAAGCCGTTAGGCGTAAGGATAAGGTCGAGCTGTGGCACAGCGTGCAGCATCGCCTCTGCAGCCGTGATTATACGGCAGTAGTGCAGGAGCGGTGTGCTGTCAGAGTATGTGCGGATGCGACTCATCGTGTCGGACGAAACGAAAGTGTCGGTAAGCCATTGCTCAGCTTGCAAGAGGTGATATTGTATCTTGTCGAAAAGAGAAAGCTCACCAGCAACAGCTTTGAGCGTGTTGGGAACGTACTTCTTTAGAGTATCGTTGTCATTTATCAGCATTGCCATTGTCTTTGGATTTATTGATTGAAACTTGCTTTGCGTCCTTATTTTCATCGAGCGTGGTGAGCTGGATGAATGGGCAGTCCGGCTTGACCGCTGTCCACTTGTTGAAACGGATGATCAGTCGGTGAACGGAGAAGAGAAGGTCGTGGTAAGGCTTTTGCAGAGCCTGGGCGATGGTGTAAAGTTCTCGCTTGTCGCTGCCTGAGTTGTTGGTCTGCGACTTGCCAGGCACCGAGCCTACAAGGTTGGAGTGGACGCGCATTGTAAAGCACATCATATTGATGGCTTCGACGATGTCCGTAGCCCAGTCGCCACCCTCCTTGTCCGTCTCGATCTTGTTGATGACCACATCATGCTGCTCCTCACCATTGGGTGAAACATAGAATGTGGAGAAAAGCACCTTACCACTGTTCTCCATGCCAGTAAGGAAGTTGATGATATTGTCCTTCTCTTGGTTTACTCGCTCCTGCTGCTTTACTCTGTCCGTGATGCCCTCCACCTTGAAGATGTTGTTCCAAAACGAGTTGGCAATCTCGATGTGGTACTTTATGGGCGCGGAGTTTCGGAGCTTCGCTTCCTTAGCAATGCCGATGAGCTGCTTGATGTTGAACCACTTTCCTTTGAATAGAGCTGCGTAGTATGGTATTGGGTAATACGTATTGTCGGGCGTAGGAATACGACTGACAACAGCGAACTTCTTGATTTTCTTCCCTCTGTTCTGAAGGTCGGTGAATGGCGACTGTGGATTGAGAAGTTCGATGCGCTCAATGTCCTCCGGACTGACCGTGTTACGCCAGTTGGCATAGAGAATATAAGGAATCACGCCCGACTTGTCGGCAGGAGCAAAGCGGACATAGCACGCCTGTTTGCGGACGATTCGGACAATGCGACTGGCATCCTCATTGAGGATAATCACGCTGACGCAAAAGCCGAAGTGCTTGAAGTCCTGACACACTCCGAGGAAGTAACTTGCGAGGTCGTTGTCTAGCATGAAGTCATCCACTTGCGCTTGCACTTGTGCGGTGGCAAACTCCGTGTCATATACAAGTCCGCTTCCATAGCAGACTTCAGCGTTGAACATCTGGCAAGTGCTCATTGTCTCGTCAGACTCGATGAGATCAATGATGTTGTACGACATCTGGTTGTCACCTCCCCACGGGATGTACTTCATCTTGTCGTTGATGATGATTGGTGCGATGTTGTGTTCCTCCTTGAAGACTTCAGATGTCTTGGTGGTGAAGGCTGCGGAGGCATGTGTGCCGGGGATGGTGGCAACGGATGTAGGTGGGATAAATGAAAAATCGCTCATATCTTGCTTTTTTAGGGCAAAGATATGAGCGATTGGGTGGTGGGGAAAAGACAAATATTATGTTATCATAGTTGTATGAAAGTCCAACTTCGTGCTGTAACACTTGGGGCAGAATAATGGATTAGCATTACCCTTAAATATACTTTCTTCTTTCTTCCTTATGGTATAACCACATTTCGTACAAACTAAATCCTCTTTAGATGGTCCGAAACTGTGATATTGTTCACTATGATTTTCTTCAGTGCAGAATGTTCCACACTGTGGGCATTGTCTACCGATGATTGCGTCAAATTCCCCATGTAAAAATGTAATCAACTCTTGGGTATAGCCACAACTGCAGCACTTCAATATACCCGCTCCACTCATTTGAAATGTGCGGTATCTATCGCCTGGGCTCAGTTTTAAGTATGGCAAGAGACCTTCAGTGTGAAATTCTTCCCAATCAGGATGATTAGTCATCCATGTAGCTTTCGGCACCTCAACCATATTGTAAAAGGTCTTGTCTAACCTTGGCAAGAGTTCCTTGTATTTTATGTACACATGCCCAATGTTATGGTTATCATATACCATCTCATCTTTTAGGAAGTCAATATCTTTATCATTTGAATATCTGAATACGCTAAATGACCAGTTATAAATAGCATAGTAAAGACAATCAAAGCGATTATAGTTTCCGTAATGTAATTCTGTAATAATCTTTCTATAAAGCACCAATCTTGATATTATATATTCATGTAGTGAATCCCTTGCTGTCTGATTATCTCTTGTACTAAAACAAACTCCGCATCCACTACCCTCAAAATAGTTGATAATATCTTCTGTGCTATTATATGACATGAAAATATTCTCAATCTCTTTGATATAATCAAGAATGAAATTACTTCGCATATCCTTGGCTGGATCAAATTTTAACAGAAAGGATGATAGAAGCAATTCTTTCTCGATAGCTTCAGTAGCATCGTATTGATTCTCCGTAATAGCAAAATCAATTACTTTGGGTGCTAATTTTTTCACCGCAGAATAAATTCCTTTTGGTGATTTGTTTAGCTTCAATAAAGCTTTAGTAATTATTCCCATAAAAATTAAAATTAGAAAGGTAAATCAACCAAGCCATCATTATGTAACAGATTGATTGCGCAAATAAACAAAAATGATAAAATAATTAATCGTTTCATCTTTTAATATTATATCAGTTTTATATTTTCTTTGAAATTTATATGTAAGGCTATCGCATCCGAAGCAATTGACATAGGCATTTCGCCCTCTAACACCAATAATGCTTTTATTGGGCAATGCATACCTTTTACGCTTTGTTCGGCATTTAGTATGGCATTGTATTTAACGCATTGATACACACCTCGTAAAATGTCTGCATTATCAGATGTAGAGGACTTGACCTCTATTGCAATCTGCGTGTCATCTTTAAGTATGAAGTAAACATCAAGGCGGTCGCCAGACAAAAGTATATGCTCCATTTCCCTATGCTTAACATTCTTAATGCCAATACATTCGGGATGGTCGTAGATGTACTCTTTTAGTGCCTTATGTTTGATGCCTTCGGAACCATGCTTAGAGTATGTACCTTTTCGTATTGTGTTCTCATATACTTTGTTGTCAGAACCATTGTATGGTGTGAGTTCAAGTTCGTCGAGAACATCTTGCCATCTGTCATAGTAATAAGCTTCACTGTTGAGACGTTTCATTTGGTCATTTTTCTGTTCGTCTGTGAGTGAGCTGTAATCGTGGCTTACATAATCGAAACCATTGCTCGGTAGTTTGGTCGTTTTGTTTATAACAAGGCAATTTAGTGTCGGCATATCCTTAAATTCAGGACATGCTTTCTTCAATGCTTTAAACACATCATCAATCAACCCCAACACTCTACCTATCTGGTCTGTGTGATGCCCCACCTCCTTTGATAGTTCGCTATACGTGTGCGGTGATTTGCTTACCGTAGCCCAATATATGAGTACTGGTATCATCTTGCACGCCCACATTGCATTTTTGCTTGATGAGTTGTGAAGTATTGATAGGTATTTTGGCTCTTTCATTATAAATTTAGTTTTTAATACAGCAAAGATATGTATAATTTGTGAGATAGCCATACATAATCTAAGTTAAAAATTTACATAAAGGCAATATAATGATAATTAATCACTAACTTTGCGGTCTAAAGTGAGAATCATGGAAGATGTAAATAGATTAAAAATCGTGCTTGTCGAGAAGAAAAAAACAAGCAAATGGCTTGCAGAACAGTTGGATGTAAACCCTTCAACTGTCTCCAAATGGTGTACTAATACATCACAACCGCCATTGGACACACTTATACAAATATCTCAACTTTTAAAAGTTGAAGTAACAGAATTAATTCGTGTTCCACAAAAGTAGATACAAAGAAATGATAAATTCAACAAGAAAGCAATTTTCCCTTTTTGATTTTTGCAAGAAAAGAGCAGATAAGATTCAAGTGTTTGGTAAAGAGACTATTGACGAGGAAGGAAAGATAATTCCTTTCGTTGATCAAGCAGCCTTGATTACCCATTACTTACAGCTGCGCGATGCGGACATCAAAATGCCATACGAGAGGCAGGCTGAAGATATTTTAAATCTGTGGTACGAGTTTGTAAAGGGCGAAAGACTTCATAAGCCTAAGGATTTTGAAGGAGTTGCTGACTCCGCAATTGGCTACCAAACATATCTGTTTCAAGATTTATTTGCTGCACCATTCCAGGCACCCCAAAATCCAAAATTCAAGTTTATAGACTTGTTTGCTGGTATAGGTGGATTTAGAATGGCATTCCAGAATCTTGGAGGAGAATGTGTATTCTCTTCCGAATGGGATGAACAGGCAAAGAAAACCTATTATGCGAACTATGGTGACGTGCCGTTTGGTGACATTACCAAAGAAAGCACTAAGAATAAAATACCCAAAGATTTTGATATTTTATGTGCCGGTTTTCCATGTCAGGCTTTTTCCCTTGCAGGAAAGAGACTTGGTTTTGAGGAGACAAGAGGAACTTTGTTCTTTGATGTAGCTGAGATATTGCGCCGTTATCAGCCGAAGGCATTCTTCCTTGAAAATGTGAAAGGACTTGTAATTCATGATAAGGGTAGAACATTTAAAACTATTCTCAACACATTGGAAGAAGTTGGATATGTCGTACCTGATCCACAGATTGTTAATGCAATGTTCTTTGGAGTTCCACAGCACAGAGAAAGAATATATATAGTTGGTTTTAGAAAGGATTTGGGTATAAAGAAAGAGGACTTTTCTTATCCAGAGCAAAAGGAAGTGACTAAGAAATGGATTGATGTAAGAGAAGAGAATCCTGTGCCAGCCAAATATTATCTTTCAACTACATACATCGAAACCCTCAAAAGACATAAAGCTCGTCATGAGGCAAAAGGAAACGGATTTGGCTATGACATAATTCCTGACGATGGCATAGCTCACGCTATTGTTGTAGGTGGTATGGGAAGAGAGAGTAATCTCGTTATCGATTTTCGTCAAACAGACCTCACACCTACCACAAGAATTAAAGGTGAAGTAAACCGCCAAGGCTGGCGCAAGATGACTCCTCGTGAGTGGGCACGTTTGCAGGGCTATCCCGACAATTTCAGAATTGTTGTAGCTGATGCGTCGGCATATAAGCAATTCGGTAACAGCGTAGCTGTGCCAGCAATACAAGCTACTGCAAAGCAGATGCTTAAGACATTGAACGACAAAAATATTCTTAAAATATAGGACTACAATTACTTGAAATATAATATTATGGCATTAACTGGAAATAAAGGCGAATGGAGTGAGATATATACTCTTTTCAAACTATTGGTTGATGGCAAAGTCCATGCTGGCGATGCCGACATGAATAAGCTGGAATTGTATTACCCAATTCTGAACATTATTCGAGAAGAGAGTAAACGATACGAGTACAAACCAAATACCGAGCAAAACATTGTTGTAATTGATGAAGATGGCAATGAGTATGCTCGAATTTCCATGGATAAGTTTGTTGAAGAATCAACTAAGTTGTTATCTGAAATCAAGGCTGCGAAGAAAAGTGCATTTGAGATTCCAGAAGCAGAACAATTCATGGGCGAGATAGGTTGTTCAAAGTTGAAAGCACCTTCAACAGACAAAGCTGACATTCATATTGTGATACATGATCTTCGAACGAACATGACTCCATTGTTAGGCTTCAGCATTAAGTCACAACTTGGAAGTGCTTCTACGTTACTCAATGCAGGGGCCACCACCAATATTACATATAAGGCGGACGGAATGATGTTGAGTGATGAAGATATTGATGCAATTAATGCAATCAAGAGCCATTTGGAACGTTTGGCTGCTTTGTTTAAAAAGGGATGCTCATTGGAGTATTGTGATATAGACAATCCCGTTTTCAGAAACAACCTTCAGTTCTTAGACATTTGTATGCCACAATTTATTGCAGATTGTCTGTTGGTTGATAGTAAAGGATCCAATTCTTCGATAGATTACTGCGTAGCAGACGTCGCAAAGAAGAATCCTTTTGACTACAAAGGCAAGAATGTAGAAGAATTCTATGCTCACAAGATGAAAGTACTGCTTCTAAGTGCAGCTCTTGGTATGGTACCTGGTAAGGAATGGACTGGACGGTATGATGCTAATGGTGGCTATCTTGTAGTTCGTAAGGACGGAGAGATTGTTTGTTACCACTTCTATAATCAGAATGATGTGGAAGATTACCTGTATAAGAACACACGATTTGAAAGAGCAAGCAGAACACGGTATGGATTCGGCAAGCTGTATCGTGGGGAGGATGGTTCTGTCTATATGAAGCTCAACTTACAGATTAGATTTAAAAAGTAATTATATATAAGCTGCTTACATTATTTAAGCAGCTTATTTTTACTAATTCAAAACTATTTATGGCAGACTCTATAGAAGAAAAAATGAAATACCTTTCTAAACGATACGGAAGTTTGAATCGTGGAAAAGGTGGCGTGATATGGGACAAATTAAATTCTGTATTAGAATCTTTTTTGTCGGGTAATACACTTGTGGCATATTCTGATTTTTATAATCTGTTTCAAGAAAACATCTCGGAAATGCGTAAATGTACAATACATATTAAAGATGAATTTTATAGAATGCGCAAAGGAGAGAATGCGATGACAGAATATACAAATGATAAAGATATGGGACATATTCCATTTGAACTGAATCATCTGGTAGGTAATGAAAGGTACAGTATGTCTGGCATACCTTCTTTGTATCTAAGTTCTTCACTATATACATGTTGGGAAGAGCTTCATCGGCCACATTTTGAATATGCAAGTTGTGCTTTATTTAAAGCACAAGAGGACTTTTTGGTATTAGACTTAACCAATCAGGAGCATTATCATTTTACAGATAGTGTTTTCTCTGATAGTTTAACATTGGCCTGTTCTTTACAAGTATCGCATCCAACTGCACCTTTCAAATCTGAATATATTATACCTCAGATACTTTTACAAAGTTTGGTAAGGTACAATAAAGAAAATGTAGATAGTAGGATTTTGGGGATAAAATACACCTCTATACACGTTAAAGATAAATCATTATGGGTTAGTTTTCCTGAGAACAAAAAGAATAAAAAACTCTTTTTTAACTATGTTTTTCCTGCATTTGATAGAAAGCCCAATGGCACTTCGGATCGTCTAAATAAATTATTTCAGTTTTGGAATTCAATTACATATAATAAGGTTAAGCTTATGACACCAGACTACAAAGTAAATTCTCCAAATAATAGATATCAGGAATCCATGTTTGGAATAATGGAGGATCGATTGAAAAATATGAATGTATATGGTATGCTTCAATATGATAGTAATTGTCCTAAAGGAGCTTTAACTTTTTAGATATAAAAACCTATGGCATTTCTCTTCGTTTTGTCCTTTGGTCTTTTTATTGTACTTGTCTTTTTTATTCGGCATAAAATGCCAGAATGGAAAGGTAAGTACTCGGAGAAACTTGTGTATCGCAAGATGTTGAATTTGCCTGATGAATACACAATTTTCAATAACCTTTTATTTGAAAATAACGGATACTCCACACAGATAGATCATTTGGTGGTATCTCCATATGGTGTTTTTGTGATTGAGACAAAGGGCTATAAAGGATGGATATTGGGCGGTGAGTATTCGGAAAAATGGACACAGAACATCTATGGAACCAAGTTCGAATTTTATAATCCAATCAAGCAAAATGATGGACATGTCCGATTTTTGCGCCACCTATTAAAGAGCAGCGTGGACATTCCTTTCATTCCCATCGTAGTATTCAATAATGATGCGGTTTTGAAGGTGTTTGTGAAAGATCATATTGTTATAAACAGATATTCACTCAATAATGCCATTCTTCAATATCATGATATTGTAGTTTCGGAGGAAACGTTCAATTGGATTGTTAAGACAATACATACTAATTCTACAGTCGTAGATAAAGAAGAGATGCGAAAGCATAACGAGAATGTGAATGCCAGAAAAATTAGGACGCAGAGCTATATAAAAAATGGTATATGTCCTGAATGTGGAGGAAAACTTGTAATAAGAAATGGAAAGTTCGGTTCCTTCTATGGGTGTTCCAACTATCCCAAATGTAAATTTACTATTAATAAATAACGAATGAGAAGATTTATACTATTGCTTGTTCTTAGCATAATATATACGACAAGCATCTTTGCACAACAAAAATTCTTCTGCGAAATAAAAGGAGTGGAAAAGGAATTGTCATCAGGACTTAAAATAGTTTTTGACTTTGGTAAGAATTCGGTATACGGAAGCCTTTCGTCTTTAAAAAGCAAACAGAAAATTGTTGATGACAAAGGCGAGGTTATTCCGTTCAATAGCATGGTGGATGCAGGAAATTATCTATCTGGTAAAGGCTGGACTTTCGTTCAAGCATATACATCTGTATATGGTGGTCAGGCAATAAATCATTGGATATTCTTTAAGGAGTCCGACAGTATAGAAAAGGCTTGTGAGGGGATAGTAACCAAGGAAATGTATGAGAAGACGCATAAATAACGGTGATTTATGAAGAAGAATGAGTTTCAATATGACATTAATGATTTGATTATCAATGGCGATAAAGAAGCCACGATGTTTCCTTTTGCTGTAGGTAATATCTATAGTTTTACTCTAAGTGAGAGGTTGTTTGTTAATCGAGCAGAGGTAATAGATGGCATATTATGTAAATGGACAGAAGCCGTGGCAGATGACGGCGTAGGAATATCTGTGCGACAGCTGACACGGAGAAACAATGGACTAAAACTTGAAGGTGTGTCATTAAATCAACGAGTTAAATCATTCGTCACCCTTTTTGACGATGAAGGACATCTTATTTTGAGAATTGCAAAAGTTGTTGAAAGAGAATGGTTAAAACCGAATGGGGAGACAACTATTAGTAAATACTTAAAGTTTGAGATAATTTAGAACGGTCTACATATACACCTCAATCCCATTCACCTCAAATATGCACACATCACGAAGCTGCCGGATTTCGTTGGAGTCCTACAGCTTCATTCGTCTTGTGCCTTTTGATAAGGCGGGCTATGTCTCAGTATAACATTCAAGCGTTGCTTGATGTTCTGCCTTCAACTTGCACCGTC